CAAAAGTAGAAAATACTACTGATAAAAAAATAGACAGTTTAATTACTGAAATTAAATTTGAATCTAAAAAAATAGATTCTTTAAATATCAAAATAGCCCAAATTCAAGACTCATTAATCACTATCGATTCAGTGTTACAAGATAATCAAGTTAAATTAATCAATTTACGTAAACAATATGAAAAAAACATATCTCTTATTAATAAGTTTAGCTCTAATGGTGTCTCCGCTTATTTCACAAACCGTTACAACAATAAATAAAGACACTGTAATATGTTTACCCCTTTCTGTTTCTAAACAAATAATTCTAGATTTAGAAAGTGGGGATTTATGCGCGGAAGAATTAGATCTAATTAAAGAAGATACAGCTAATTTAAATAAAAAAATATATTATTTAAGTAATGCTATCTCGTTAATGGAAAAAAAAGAAGAATCATATGTTAAAAGTATAAAAAACTATCAACAAGTAGATTCTTTAAATACCAATAAGATAAATACTTTAGAGTCTAAATTAACTAATACTAAAACTACAAGAAATATACTTGCTGGTACTAGTGTAGGGTTACTTCTTATTACTCTATTATTGATACTATGAGTTCTGAACCAAATTATAAAGAAATAATTAAACAAGAATACTTAAAATGTGCCCAAGACCCAGGCCATTTTATGAAAAAATATTGTTACATTCAGCATCCTACTAGGGGTCGAATTATGTTTAATCTTTATCCTTTTCAAGATAAAGTATTAAAGTTATGGAAAGATAATCCTAATTCAATAGTTTTAAAATCAAGACAGTTAGGTATATCAACATTAACCGCTGGTTATTCTTTATGGTTAATGTTATTTAATAAAGACCGAAATGTACTATGTATAGCAACTAAAACTGAAACTGCTAAAAATATGGTAACTAAGGTTAAGTTTATGTATAATAATTTACCTTCATGGCTAAAAATACCAGCTGAAGAAGATAATAAATTATCATTACGATTAGTTAATGGTTCACAAATTAAAGCAGTTTCAGCAGCATCAGATTCAGGTCGATCAGAAGCAGTATCATTATTAATTATAGACGAGGCTGCATTTATTGAAGGAATTGGTGAGATTTGGGCCTCTGCTCAACAAACTTTAGCAACGGGTGGTGGTGCTATAGTATTATCTACTCCTTATGGTACAGGTAATTGGTTTCATCAAACATGGGTAAAGGCTGAAAATAAAGAAAATAACTTTTTACCTATTAAATTACCTTGGTTTGTTCATCCTGAACGAGACGATGCTTGGAGAAGAAAACAAGATGAAGATTTAGGTGACCCTAGATTAGCAGCCCAAGAATGTGACTGTAATTTTTCAACCTCTGGTGATGTAGTATTTTACTCAGAATTAATTGAATTTTATGAACAAACATATACAAAAGAACCTTTAGAAAAAAGAGGGGCTGAACAAAACTTATGGATTTGGGAGCCAGTTGATTATTCTAGAAGCTATATGGTAACAGCCGACGTTGCTAGAGGTGATAGTAAAGACTTTTCAGCATTTCATGTATTTGATGTAGAAACTAATACTCAAGTAGCCGAATATAAAGGCCAATTAGCTCCAAAAGAATTTGCACTATTATTAATTTCAATAGCAACAGAATATAACGAAGCATTACTTGCTGTTGAAAATTCAAATATAGGTTGGTCAACTGTTGAAACTATTTTAGAAAGAGGATATAGAAATTTTTATTATTCTCCTAAAAATGAAAGTTTTAATGCTGAATCTTATTCTCAAGGATATTATCAAGATCCAACTCAACAAGTACCTGGATTTACTATGTCTTTAAGATCAAGACCATTAGTAATAAATAAATTTAGAGAGTATATTGGTGATAGAGCAGTTGTAATACAGTCTAAACGACTAATAGAAGAAATGAAAGTGTTTATTTGGAAAAATGGTAGAGCAGAAGCTCAATCAGGATATAATGATGATTTAGTTATGTCTTTTGCTATTGGAATGTATTTAAGAGATACTTCATTAAAATTTAAAACCCAAAACCAAGATTTAGCTAGAGCTGTATTAAATAATATAGGAGCAAATAAAGTATCTAGTAAAGGTTTTTATACTCCTAACAATAGTGTTCCTAATCCTTACCAAATGGATATAAATGGAAATAAGGAAAATTTAACTTGGTTAATTTAAAAAAATTCATTATCGTACAATCATGGCTGATAAAAGTATATTTACAAGATTACAAAGATTATTTTCAACAGATGTTGTTATAAGAAATACAGGAGGTAATCAATTAAAAGTGATGGATGTTGATTCCATTCAAACCTCAGGTGACGTAGTAACAAATTCATTAATAGACAGATTTAATAGAATATACTCCCCAGCGGCAACCTCATTATATGGTAATCAACTTAATCTTAATTATCAATATTTAAGACCCCAAATTTATTCTGATTATGATGTAATGGATGCTGATGCTATTGTTGCTTCGAGTTTAGATATCATAGCAGATGAATGTACATTAAAAAATGATTTAGGGGAAGTATTACAGATTAGAAGTGCTAATGATGATATTCAAAAAATTCTTTACAATTTATTTTATGATGTATTGAATGTTGAATTTAATTTATGGAGTTGGATTCGCCAAATGTGTAAATATGGTGATTTTTTCTTAAAATTAGAAATTGCCGAAAAATTTGGTGTTTATAATGTTATTCCTTATGCAGCATATCACATATCAAGAGAAGAACATTATGATAGAGAACATCCTGCAGCCGTAAGATTTATTTACTCACCAGAAGGTTTTTATAGTGGAACTTCAGGGTATTATACATTACCTAATCAAGCTCTAAATAAAGAATCTAACAGAGTAACATTTGATAATTACGAAATAGTTCACTTTAGGTTATTAACAGATATGAACTTTTTACCTTATGGTAGATCATATCTAGAACCAGCAAGAAAAATATTTAAACAATATACCTTGATGGAAGATGCTATGCTTATTCATAGAATAGCTAGAGCTCCTGAAAAACGTATATTTTATATTAACGTAGGAGGTATTCCACCAAATGAAGTAGAAGGTTTTATGCAAAAAACCATTACTACTATGAAACGTACTCCTCTTATGGATCCTCAAACAGGTGAGTATAATTTAAAATATAACATGCAAAACATGTTAGAAGATTTTTACATCCCTGTTCGAGGTAATGATAGTGCTACTAGAATTGATACTACTAAAGGATTAGATTATGATGGTATTCAAGACGTTGCTTATTTAAGAGATAAATTATTTGCTGCATTAAAAGTACCAAAAGCATTTTTGGGTTATGATAAAGATTTAACTGGTAAAGCTACTTTAGCAGCAGAAGATATTAGATTTGCTCGTACTATTGATAGAATTCAAAGAATCGCTTTATCTGAATTATATAAAATAGCATTAATCCACCTATACACTCAGGGCTATAAAGATGAAAGTTTGACTAATTTTGAATTATCATTAACTACTCCATCAATTATCTATGATCAGGAAAGAATTGCTTTATTGAAAGAAAAAGTAGCTTTAGCTGGTGATATTTTAGATAAAAAACTCCTCCCTTCAGACTGGGTTTATGATCATATATTCCATTTAAGTGAAGACGAATATTCTGAATATAGAGACTTGATTATACAAGATCAAAAACGTTCATTTAGATTTAATCAAATATTAAATGAAGGAAACGATCCATTAGAATCTGGTAAATCTTATGGTACCCCACATGATTTAGCATTCTTATACGGTAAAGGTCGAATGGGTTCAAATCCTGATAATTTACCTGATGGGTATAATGAAAATATTCCTCTAGGACGACCTGTAGAAAAAGCATCAAATATCAATACTCAAGATAATGCCTTAGGTAAAGATAGATTAGGAGTAAAAGCTATGAAAGTAGATGATCAACCTGATATTGGAAAAGGTAAAAGCGGATTGAATTTAGAAAGTAAAGCACATTATAATCAAAGTAAATTTTTATTTGAAGGATTAGATAAAAAGTTGAATCTTTTTAAAGAAGAACAAGAAGCTGACTCTTTATTAGATGAAGACAATATAAGGGAAGATTAATCTTTTTTACATATTTATAACAAAAATAATTTTTATCCTAATGATAAAGCATAATAAGCTTAGAAACACAGGAATTATATTCGAGATTTTAGTGAGAAAAATCACAGCAGATTCTCTTTCAGGAAAAGATTCTAAAGCTTTACCTATTTTAAAAAAGTATTTTGTAAAAACAGAATTGGGTAAAGAATATAAACTTTATGAAACATTATTTTCCTACAAAAATATAAGTGAGGCTAAAGCTGAATCTATTTTAAATACAATTATAGAAACTTCTAAAGGTTTAAATAAATCTCTTTTAAGAAGACAAAAATATAATTTAGTTAAAGAAATAAAAGAAAATTTTAATTTGGAAGAATTATTTCAAACTAAACTTCCCAATTATAAGGCACAAGCATCATTATATAACTTGATTGAACTTTATACTTTAGAAAATCAAAACAAAAATCCTAAACAAATTATAGAAAATAAACTTACTTTGTTAGAGTATTTGACATCTTCTACTATTAATAAGCAAAAAGTAGAAACTGATGTTATTTCTGAGTTTAAAAGTTATGATAAAGATGTTCGAGTTTTAACTTATAAAATTTTACTTGAAAAATTTAACAATAAATATAAAGATTTATCATCTGGTCAAAAATCAATTCTAAAAGAATTTATTAATTCAGCTGATAATATAGTTAGATTAAAAGAAGTTTATAATACTAAGATTTTTGAATTTAAAAAAACTTTATCTTCATTAATTAAAAAGATTACCGATGAATCAGTAAAAATAAAATTAAACGAAATTACTGGTTTATTAAAAGAATCAGATAGAATTAAAGATGAAGATCTAGTAAATCTTCTTCAATATTGCTCATTAGTTGAAGAACTACAAAAAATCCATGGATAATAATCTTAAAGAAATAATTAGAAAAAAAATTAAAGAAATGAGTACCACTGGTGGTACTGCTTCTTTTACTCCTGGTACTGGAGCTAATTATGCTACCCCTGCTGCTTTTAATCCAAATAAAAAAGCAAAGGGTGCTCAAAATATTTATTATTATCAATTAGGATTTCGACCTGTAAATGCTAAGGCATTACACAAAAAAGCTAAGGGCATTGACCATAAAGATTTATGGAAAAGTAAACTAAATGAAGATAAATTTGATTTAGAAACATACGCTAATTCATTAAATATTAAAGATGAAAAATTAAAAAAATTCATTGTTAATAGAATTTTAGGATTTGACAATATCGAAAGTAAACTTAATGAATTAATTCCCTTAATCAAAAGTGCTAAACAACAAACTATAAATTTTTACCAACAAAATCCAGATTTCCAAATACTGTTTGGTACAGATATAGCTGAATCTTATTTAGATGATTTAATAACTTTATTCAAAGACTAAAAAAATGAAAACACTTCAAGAACAATATAATCTAATTTTAGAGGGAAAAGGTGATAAAGATTTCTTTATGAAATCAGCAAGACGTATATTCCCTCAACACATAAATCAATATACTTCATTTAATGATGCTACTAAAATTTTAAAAAGTAAATCAATTTTAACTGAAAGATTTATTGGTGGTTTGGTTACTCAATCTGATAAAAAACCAGATTGGTTTAAAATTTTTGATGAAAATATCAATGAAGCAAAAGCTATAGAATCCAAACCAACTAAAGAAGTAGTTGATATGGAAACTAAAGGTTTTGATTATAAAGATCCTAAAAATATTGATAATGTTTTTGGACCTCAATTTCTTACAGGTTATTATGCTGAAATGAAAGACCCTAAAAATTCTGAAAAAACAGTTGAAGAATTAAAGGCTATCGTAGCTAAAAATTTAGCTAAAGATATCATGTATTATACTAAAGATGGTCAATTTGGTGTTAAAGGATTAGGTTATAAAGAATCAACCCCAACTAAAGAAGTTAAAGGCAAATATAAAGCTGCAGGTGTTGAACCCGCTCCTAAAATTGTAAAAGAATCAAAACTTCGTGAGCATATTTCTCGAATTATTAAAGAAGAATTAGAGCATGAATAAGAAGTTACTAATAGAAACTATACCATTTACTTATACTACTCCCTCTATTAAACTAGTAGAAGGATTAGGTAATATATCTTCAAATAAAAATATATTTGTTGAAGGAGTATTAGCTACTGTAGAGGTAAAAAATGGTAATGGTCGTTATTATAAAAAAGAACTCTGGGAAAGAGAGTTAAATAAGTTTCAACAAAAAATCAACATGGGTACCACTGAAACAGTGGGAGAATTAGACCATCCAGATAGCCAAATTATTAATTTAAAAAATGGCTCTCATGCAATCAGAAAAATTTGGTGGGATGATGATCATGTAAAAGGAATTCTAGAAATATTTTCTGATCCAGGTGAATACGGAACAGTATCAGG